CAAATGCTATTCAACATTCAGTTAAAGAAGGTATTGAACTTGATGAAGCAGTAGGGATTATGGCAGGGCAAGTTGTCTATAAATATGAGGAGGAACAGGAAAATGAGCAATAAAAGTAATTCAGAAATAATCAAAAGAGTATTAGAAACGAGCAAAAGCGACATAAATATTTGGGATGTACTAAGCGAGTTTGACAGTGAACAAGAGGAAGAAATACTTGATTTTATAGATGAGAACATTGAAGAATTTGAAATATTCCTCAATACCGCACTAATTCATATTGTTGAAAGATTGAAATTGAGAATAGCGTTTGCTACAGCTAGGGAGGCACAGGAAAATGACTAACACATTGACAATTGATCAGTTACAAGAGTTATTACAAATACAAAAGGAGTTCGACGATAGAATACCGACGCTGAACTTAGGAGATAGCAAGATTGCATATGTAGTTGAATTCTTTGAATGGTTTAATACATTGGAAACGTTTAAGAACTGGAAGAAGAAACCAGGTAAGGGATTTCACCGTAAACAAAAAGGGGGATAGAGATGATTAAACAAATATTAAGACTATTATTCTTACTAGCGATGTATGAGTTAGGTAAGTATGTAACTGAGCAAGTATATATTATGATGACGGCTAATGATGATGTAGAGGCGCCGAGTGATTACGTCTTTCGAGCGGAGGTAAGTGAGTGATGTGGATTACTATGACTATTGTATTTGCTATATTGCTATTAGTTTGTATCAGTATTAATAGTGATCGTGCAAGAGAGATACAAGCACTCAGATATATGAATGATTATCTACTTGATGAAGTAGTTAAAACTAAGGGATACAACGGGTTAGAAGAATACAGGATTGAATTGAAGCGAATAAATAACGATATTAAAAAGTAATTTATATTATCGGAGGTATTGCATTGAATGATAAAGATTGAGAAACACGATATCAAAAAGCTTGAAGAATACATTCAGCACATCGATAACTATCGAAGAGAGTTGAAGATGCGAGAATATGAATTACTTGAAAGTCATGAACCAGATAATGCGGGAGCTGGCAAAAGTAATTTGCCGGGTAATCCGATTGAACGATGTGCAATAAAGAAGTTTAGTGATAACAGGTACAATACATTAAGAAATATAGTTAACGGTGTAGATAGATTGATAGATGAAAGTGATGAGGATACGCTTGAGTTATTAAGGTTTAGATATTGGGATTGTCCTATTGGTTGTTATGAATGGGAAGATATAGCACATTACTTTGGTACAAGTAAGACAAGTATATTACGTAGAAGGAATGCACTGATCGATAAGTTAGCAAAGTATATTGGTTATGTGTAGCGGACTTTTACCCTATGTAAGTCCGCATTAAAACAGTTTATTATGTTAGTATCAGATTAATATTTAAAGTTATTAAATGCTAATACGACGCATGAACAAGAGGCGCATTACTATGTGATGTGTCTTTTTATTTATGAGGTATGAACATGTTCAAACTAATTGTAAATACATTACTACACATCAAGTATAGATGCGTCTTGATACTACTTAAGTTATATAAGGTGAAACATTATGATGACTAAAGACGAACGTATACGATTCTATAAGTCTAAAGAATGGCAAACAACAAGAAAAAGAGTACTAGAAAGAGATAATTATGAATGTCAACAATGTAAGAGAGACGGCAAGTTAACGACATATGACAAAAGCAAACATAAGTCGTTGGATGTAGATCATATATTATCGCTAGAACATCATCCGGAGTTTGCTCATGACTTAAACAATTTAGAAACACTGTGTATTAAATGTCACAACAAAAAAGAAAAGAGATTTATAAAAAAAGAAAATAAATGGAAAGACGAAAAATGGTAAATACCCCCGGGTCAAAAAAATCAAAAGCGATCAAAATACTTGGGGAACGGGCAGGGGCTCGACTTCGCGATAATTTTAAAAATCCATGTATAACCCCCCTCTTATAACCATTTTAAGGCAGGTGATGAAATGGAGATTATAGTTGATGAAAACTTAGTGCTTAAAGAAAAAGAAAGGCTGCAAGTATTATATAAAGACATACCTAGCAATAAATTAAAAGTAGTTGATGGTTTAATTATTCAAGCAGCAAGGCTACGTGTAATGCTTGATTACATGTGGGAAGACATAAAAGAAAAAGGTGACTATGATTTATTTACTCAATCTGAAAAGGCGCCACCATATGAAAGGGAAAGACCAGTAGCCAAACTATTTAATGCTAGAGATGCTGCATATCAAAAAATAATCAAACAATTATCGGATTTATTGCCCGAAGAGAAAGAAGACACAGAAACGCCATCTGATGATTACCTATGATTAGTAATAAATACGTTGATGAATATATAAATTTGTGGAAACAAGGAAAGATAATTTTAAATAAAGAAAGAATTGATCTCTTTAATTATCTACAAAAACATATATATTCACGAGATGATGTATATTTTGATGAACAGAAAATCGAGGATTGTATCAAATTTATTGAAAAATGGTATTTTCCAACATTACCATTTCAAAGGTTTATCATAGCTAATATATTTCTTATAGATAAAAATACAGATGAAGCTTTCTTTACAGAATTTGCTATTTTCATGGGACGTGGAGGCGGGAAAAACGGTCTAATAAGTGCTATTAGTGATTTTCTTTCTACGCCCTTACACGGAGTTAAAGAATATCACATCTCCATTGTTGCTAATAGTGAAGATCAAGCAAAAACATCGTTTGATGAAATCAGAACCGTTTTAATGGATAACAAACGAAATAAGACGGGTAAAACGCCAAAAGCTCCTTATGAAGTTAGTAAAGCAAAAATAATAAACCGTGCAACTAAATCGGTTATTCGATATAACACATCAAACACAAAAACCAAAGACGGTGGACGTGAGGGGTGTGTTATTTTTGATGAAATTCATTATTTCTTTGGTCCTGAAATGGTAAACGTCAAACGTGGTGGATTAGGTAAAAAGAAAAATAGAAGAACGTTTTATATAAGTACTGATGGTTTTGTTAGAGAGGGTTATATCGATGCAATGAAGCACAAAATTGCAAGTGTATTAAGTGGCAAGGTTAAAAATAGTAGATTGTTTGCTTTTTATTGTAAGTTAGACGATCCAAAAGAAGTTGATGACAGACAGACGTGGGAAAAGGCGAACCCAATGTTACATAAACCGTTATCAGAATACGCTAAAACACTGCTAAGTACGATTGAAGAAGAATATAACGATTTACCATTCAACCGTTCAAATAAGCCCGAATTCATGACTAAGCGAATGAATTTGCCTGAAGTTGACCTTGAAAAAGTAATAGCACCATGGAAAGAAATACTAGCGACTAATAGAGAGATACCAAATTTAGATAATCAAATGTGTATTGGTGGTTTAGACTTTGCAAACATTCGAGATTTTGCAAGTGTAGGGCTATTATTCCGAAAAAACGATGATTACATTTGGTTAGGACATTCGTTTGTAAGACAAGGGTTTTTGGATGATGTCAAATTAGAACCTCCTATTAAAGAATGGGAAAAAATGGGATTATTGACCATTGTCGATGATGATGTCATTGAAATTGAATATATAGTTGATTGGTTTTTAAAGGCTAGAGAAAAATATGGGCTTGAAAAAGTCATAGCTGATAATTATAGAACTGATATTGTAAGACGTGCGTTTGAGGATGCTGGCATAAAACTTGAAGTACTTAGAAATCCAAAAGCAATACATGGATTACTTGCACCACGTATCGATACAATGTTTGCGAAACATAACGTAATATATGGAGACAATCCTTTGATGCGTTGGTTTACTAATAATGTTGCAGTAAAGGTTAAACCCGATGGTAATAAAGAATATATTAAAAAAGATGAAAATAGAAGAAAAACCGATGGGTTCATGGCTTTTGTTCACGCATTATATAGAGCAGACGATATAGTAGACAAAGACATGTCTAAAGCGCTTGATGCATTAATGAGTATAGATTTCTAATAGAGGAGGTGAGACATGAGTATTCTAGAAAAGATATTTAAAACTAGGAAAGATATAACATATATGCTTGATTTAGATATGATAGAAGATCTATCACAACAAGCGTATGTGAAACGTTTAGCGATTGATAGTTGTATTGAATTTGTTGCGCGAGCTGTCGCTCAAAGTCATTTTAAAGTATTGGAAGGTAATAGAATTCAAAAGAATGATGTTTACTACAAGTTAAATATAAAACCAAATACTGACTTATCAAGCGATAGTTTTTGGCAACAAGTTATATATAAACTAATTTATGATAACGAGGTTTTAATCGTAGTAAGTGACAGCAAAGAATTACTTATCGCAGATAGCTTTTACAGAGAAGAGTACGCTTTGTATGATGATATATTCAAAGATGTAACGGTTAAAGATTATACTTATCAACGTACTTTCACAATGCAAGAGGTCATATATTTAAAGTACAACAACAATAAAGTGACACACTTTGTAGAAAGTCTATTCGAAGATTACGGGAAAATATTCGGAAGAATGATAGGTGCACAATTAAAAAACTATCAAATAAGAGGGGTTTTGAAATCTGCCTCTAGCGCATATGACGAAAAGAATATAGAAAAATTACAAGCGTTCACAAATAAATTATTCAATACTTTTAATAAAAATCAACTAGCAATCGCGCCTTTGATAGAAGGTTTTGATTATGAGGAATTATCTAATGGTGGTAAGAATAGTAACATGCCTTTTTCTGAATTGAGTGAGCTAATGAGAGATGCAATAAAAAATGTTGCGTTGATGATTGGTATACCTCCAGGTTTGATTTACGGAGAAACAGCTGATTTGGAAAAAAACACGCTTGTATTTGAGAAGTTCTGTTTAACACCTTTATTAAAAAAGATTCAGAACGAATTAAACGCGAAACTCATAACACAAAGCATGTATTTGAAAGATACAAGAATAGAAATTGTCGGTGTGAATAAAAAAGACCCACTTCAATATGCTGAAGCAATTGACAAACTTGTAAGTTCTGGTTCATTTACAAGGAATGAGGTGCGGATTATGTTAGGTGAAGAACCATCAGACAATCCTGAATTAGACGAATACCTGATTACTAAAAACTACGAAAAAGCTAACAGTGGTGAAAATGATGAAAAAGAAAAAGATGAAAACACTTTGAAAGGTGGTGATGAAGATGAAAGCGGAGATTAAAGGCGTCATCGTTTCCAACGAAGATAAATGGGTTTACGAAATGCTTGGTATGGATTCGACTTGTCCTAAAGATGTTTTAACACAACTAGAATTTAGTGATGAAGATGTTGATATTATAATTAACTCAAATGGTGGTAACCTAGTAGCTGGTAGTGAAATATATACACATTTAAGAGCTCATAAAGGCAAAGTGAATGTTCGTATCACAGCAATAGCAGCAAGTGCGGCATCGCTTATCGCAATGGCTGGTGACCACATCGAAATGAGTCCGGTTGCTAGAATGATGATTCACAATCCTTCAAGTATTGCGCAAGGAGAAGCGAAAGATCTAAATCATGCTGCAGAAACATTAGAACATGTTGGTCAAATAATGGCTGAGGCATATGCGGTTAGAGCTGGTAAAAACAAACAAGAACTTGTAGAAATGATGGCTAGGGAAACGTGGCTAAATGCTGATGAAGCCATTGAACAAGGTTTTGCGGATAGTAAAATGTTTGAAAACGACAATATGCAAATTGTAGCAAGCAATACACAAGTGTTATCGAAAGATGTATTAAATCGTGTAACAGCTTTGGTAAGTAAAACGCCAGAGGTTAACATTGATATTGACGCAATAGCAAATAAAGTAATTGAAAAAATAAATATGAAAGAAAAGGAATCAGAAATCGATGTTGCAGATAGTAAAGTATCAGCAAATGGATTTTCAAGATTCCTTTTTTAATACAAAAAATAGGAGGTCATAAAATGACTATAAATTTATCGGAAACATTCGCAAATGCGAAAAACGAATTTATTAATGCAGTAAACAACGGTGAACCGCAAGAAAGACAAAATGAATTGTACGGTGACATGATTAACCAACTATTTGAAGAAACTAAATTACAAGCAAAAGCAGAAGCTGAAAGAGTTTCTAGTTTACCTAAATCAGCACAATCTTTGAGTGCAAACCAAAGAAGTTTCTTCATGGATATCAATAAAAACGTTAACTATAAAGAAGAAAAACTTTTGCCAGAAGAAACAATTGATAGAATTTTTGAAGATTTGACGACGAATCATCCGTTATTAGCTGATTTAGGTATTAAAAACGCTGGTTTGCGTTTGAAGTTCTTAAAATCTGAAACTTCTGGCGTAGCCGTTTGGGGTAAAATCTATGGTGAAATTAAAGGTCAATTAGATGCTGCGTTCAGTGAAGAAACAGCAATTCAAAATAAATTGACAGCGTTTGTTGTTTTACCAAAAGATTTAAATGATTTTGGTCCTGCGTGGATTGAAAGATTTGTTCGTGTTCAAATCGAAGAAGCATTTGCAGTGGCGCTTGAAACTGCGTTCTTAAAAGGTACTGGTAAAGACCAACCAATCGGCTTAAACCGTCAAGTACAAAAAGGTGTATCGGTAACTGAGGGTGCTTATCCAGAGAAAGAAGAACAAGGTACGCTTACATTTGCTAATCCGCGCGCTACGGTTAATGAATTGACGCAAGTGTTTAAATACCACTCAACTAACGAGAAAGGTAAATCAGTAGCGGTTAAAGGTAATGTAACAATGGTTGTTAATCCGTCCGATGCTTTTGAGGTTCAAGCACAGTATACACATTTAAATGCAAATGGCGTATATGTTACTGCTTTACCATTTAATTTGAATGTTATCGAGTCTACAGTCCAAGAAGCAGGTAAGGTTTTAACGTACGTTAAAGGTTTATATGATGGTTATTTAGCTGGTGGTATTAATGTTCAGAAATTTAAAGAAACACTTGCGTTAGATGATATGGATTTATACACTGCAAAACAATTTGCTTACGGCAAAGCGAAAGATAATAAAGTTGCTGCTGTTTGGAAATTAGATTTAAAAGGACATAAGCCAGCTTTAGAAGGTACCGAAGAAACACTATAAAATTTTATGAGGTGATAAAATGGTGAAATTTAAAGTTGTTAGAGCTTTTAAAGACATAGAGCACAATCAACACAAGTACAAAGTAGGGGAGTTGTATCCAGCTGAAGGGTATAACAATCCTCGTGTTGAATTGTTGACAAATCAAATCAAAAATAAGTACGACAAAGTTTATATCGTACCTTTAGATAAGCTGACAAAACAAGAATTATTAGAACTATGCGAATCATTACAAAAAAAAGCGTCTAGTTCAATGGTTAAAAGTGAAATCGTCGACTTATTGAATGGTGAAGACAATGACGATTGATGATTTGCTTGTCAAATTTAAATCACTTGAAAAGATTGACCATAATTCAGAGGATGAGTACTTAAAGCAGTTGTTAAAAATGTCGTACGAGCGTATAAAAAATCAGTGCGGAGTTTTTGAATTAGAGAATTTAATAGGTCAAGAATTGATACTTATACGCGCTAGATATGCTTATCAAGATTTATTAGAACACTTCAACGATAATTACAGACCTGAAATAATAGATTTTTCGTTATCTCTAATGGAGGTATCAGAAGATGAAGAAAGTGTTTAAAAAACCTAGAATTACAACTAAACGTTTAAATACTCGTGTTCATTTTTATAAGTATACTGAAAATAATGGTCCAGAAGCTGGAGAAAAAGAAGAAAAATTATTATATAGCTGTTGGGCGAGTATTGATGGTGTCTGGTTACGTGAATTAGAACAAGCTATCTCAAACGGAACCCAAAATGACATTAAATTGTATATTCGTGATCCGCAAGGTGATTATTTACCCAGTGAAGAACATTATCTTGAAATTGAATCAAGATATTTCAAAAATCGTTTGAATATAAAGCAAGTATCACCAGATTTGGATAATAAAGACTTTATTATGATTCGTGGAGGATATAGTTCATGAGTGTGAAAGTGATAGGTGATAAAGCATTAGAAAGAGAATTAGAAAAACGTTTTGGCATAAAAGAGATGGTAAAAGTTCAAGATAAGGCGTTAATAGCTGGTGCTAAGGTAATTGTTGAAGAAGTAAAAAAACAACTAAAGCCCTCAAAAGATACGGGAGCATTAATTAATGAGGTAAGTTTTAGTAAACCTGAATGGATAAACGGAAAACGTACAATTACTGTTCATTGGCGAGGTTCTAAAGACCGTTATAAAATCGTACATTTAATTGAATATGGACACGTTCAAAAAGGAACAGGTAAATTTATCAAACCTAAAGCTATGGGCGGTGTTAATAGAGCAATAAGACAAGGGCAAAATAAGTATTTTGAGACGCTAAAAAGGGAGTTGAAAAAATTGTGATTGATATTTTGTACAAAGTTCATGAAGTGATTAGTCAAGACAGAATTATTAGAGAGCACGTAAATATCAATAATATTAAGTTCAATAAATACCCTAATGTAAAAGATACTGATGTACCTTTTATTGTTATTGACGATATCGACGACCCAATACCTACAACTTATACTGACGGAGATGAGTGTGCATATAGTTATATTGTCCAAATAGATGTTTTTGTTAAGTACAATGATGAATATAATGCGAGAATCATAAGAAATAAGATATCTAATCGCATTCAAAAGTTATTATGGTCTGAACTAAAAATGGGAAATGTTTCAAATGGAAAACCGGAATATATAGAAGAATTTAAAACATATAGAAGCTCTCGCGTTTACGAGGGCATTTTTTATAAGGAGGAAAATTAAATGGCAGTAAAACATGCAAGTGCGCCAAAGGCGTATATTAACATTACTGGTTTAGGTTTCGCTAAATTAACGAAAGAAGGCGCGGAATTAAAATATAGTGATATTACAAAAACAAGAGGATTACAAAAAATTGGTGTTGAAACTGGTGGAGAACTAAAAACAGCTTATGCTGATGGCGGTCCAATTGAATCAGGGAATACAGACGGAGAAGGTAAAATCTCATTACAAATGCATGCGTTCCCTAAAGAGATTCGCAAAATTGTTTTTAATGAAGATTATGATGAAGATGGCGTTTACGAAGAGAAACAAGGTAAACAAAACAATTACGTAGCTGTATGGTTCAGACAAGAGCGTAGAGACGGTACATTTAGAACAGTTTTATTACCTAAAGTTATGTTTACAAATCCTAAAATCGATGGAGAAACGGCTGAGAAAGATTGGGATTTCTCAAGTGAAGAGGTTGAAGGTGAGGCACTTTTCCCTTTAGTTGATAATAAAAAGTCAGTACGTAAGTATATCTTTGATTCAGCTAACATGACAAATCATGATGGAGACGGTGAAAAAGGCGAAGAGGCTTTCTTAAAGAAAATTTTAGGCGAAGAATATACTGGAAACGTGACAGAGGGTAACGAAGAAACTTTGTAACAAAACCGGCTTCATCGGAAACTGCGGTAAAGTCGGTTAATATACCAGATAGCATTAAAACACTTAAAGTTGGCGACACATACGATTTAAATGTTGTAGTAGAGCCATCTAATCAAAGTAAGTTATTGAAATACACAACAGATCAAACGAATATTGTATCAATCAATAGTGATGGTCAAGTTACTGCGGAAGCACAAGGCATTGCTACGGTTAAAGCAACAGTTGGTAATATGAGTGACACTATAACAATAAATGTAGAAGCATAAGAGGGGGCAACCCCTCTATTTTATTTGAAAATAAGGAGAGTATTATAAAATGGCAAAATTAAAACGTAACATTATTCAATTAGTAGAAGACCCGAAAGCAAATGAAATTAAATTACAAACGTACTTAACACCACACTTCATTTCATTTGAAATTGTATACGAAGCAATGGATTTAATCGATGATATTGAGGACGAAAATAGCACGATGAAACCAAGAGAAATCGCTGACAGATTGATGGATATGGTTGTAAAAATTTACGATAACCAATTCACAGTTAAAGACCTAAAAGAACGTATGCATGCACCTGATGGAATGAATGCACTTCGTGAACAAGTGATTTTCATTACTCAAGGTCAGCAAACTGAGGAAACTAGAAATTTTATCCAGAACATGAAATAAAGCCTGAAGATTTAACATATAAAGCAATGTTGAAAAATATGGATACTCTCATGATGGACTTAATTGAAAATGGTAAAGACGCTAACGAAGTTTTAAAAATGCCATTTCATTATGTACTTTCCATATATCAAAATAAAAACAATGACATTTCTGAAGAAAAAGCAGAGGCTTTAATTGATGCGTTTTAACCTTAACCGTTTGGTTAGGGTTATTTTTTTGAACTTTTTTAGAAAGGAGGTAAAAAATGGGAGAAAGAATAAAAGGTTTATCTATAGGTTTGGATTTAGATGCAGCAAATTTAAATAGATCATTTGCAGAAATCAAACGAAACTTTAAAACTTTAAATTCTGACTTAAAGTTAACCGGTAACAACTTCAAATATACCGAAAAATCAACTCATAGTTACAAACAAAGGATTAAAGAACTTGATGGAACTATCACAGGTTATAAGAAAAACGTTGATGATTTAGCCAAGCAATATGGCAAGGTATCTCAAGAACAGGGCGAAAACAGCGCGGAAGCTCAAAAATTACGACAAGAATATAACAAACAAGCAAATGAGCTGAATTTTTTAGAAAAAGAACTAGAAAAAACAACAACTGAGTTTGAAGAGTTCAAAAAAGCTCAAGTTGAAGCTCAAAGAATGGCAGAAAGTGGCTGGGGAAAAACCAGTAAAGTTTTTGAAAGTATGGGACCTAAATTAACAAAAATGGGTGATGGTTTAAAATCCATTGGTAAAGGTTTGATGATTGGTGTAACTGCACCTGTTTTAGGTATTGCAGCAGCATCAGGAAAAGCTTTTGCAGAAGTTGATAAAGGTTTAGATACAGTTACCCAAGCAACAGGAGCAACCGGCGGAGAGCTTAAGAAGTTGCAGAATTCATTTAAAGATGTTTATGGCAATTTTCCAGCAGATGCTGAAACTGTTGGTGGAGTTTTAGGAGAAGTTAATACAAGATTAGGTTTTACAGGTAAAGAACTTGAAAATGCCACAGAGTCATTCTTGAAATTCAGTCATATAACAGGTTCTGACGGTGTGCAAGCCGTACAGTTAATTACCCGTGCAATGGGCGATGCAGGTATCGAAGCAAGTGAATATCAAAGTGTTTTGGATATGGTAGCAAAAGCGGCGCAAGCTAGTGGGATAAGTGTTGACACATTAGCTGATAGTATTACTAAATACGGCGCTCCAATGAGAGCTATGGGCTTTGAGATGAAAGAATCAATTGCTTTATTCTCTCAATGGGAAAAGTCAGGCGTTAATACTGAAATAGCATTCAGTGGTTTGAAAAAAGCTATATCAAATTGGGGTAAAGCTGGTAAAAACCCAAGAGAAGAATTTAAGAAGACATTAGCAGAAATTGAAAAGACGCCGGATATAGCTAGCGCAACTAGTTTAGCGATTGAAGCATTTGGTGCAAAAGCAGGTCCTGATTTAGCAGATGCTATTAAAGGTGGTCGTTTTAGTTATCAAGAATTTTTGAAAACTATTGAAGATTCCCAAGGCACAGTAAACCAAACATTTAAAGATTCTGAAAGTGGCTCCGAAAGATTTAAAGTAGCAATGAATAAATTAAAATTAGTAGGTGCTGATGTATGGGCTTCTATTGAAAGTGCGTTTGCTCCAGTAATGGAAGAACTAATCAAAAAGCTATCTGTAGCAGTTGATTGGTTTTCAAGTTTAAGTGATGGTTATAAAAGATCAATTGTTATTTTCGGTGGTATTGCTGCTGCAATTGGTCCTGTAGTTTTTGGGTTAGGTGCATTTATAAGCACAATTGGTAATGCAGTAACTGTATTAGCCCCACTATTAGCTGGTATTGCAAAGGCTGGTGGATTAATTAGTTTTTTATCGACTAAAGTGCCTATATTAGGTACTGTCTTCACTGCTTTAACTGGTCCAATTGGCATTGTATTAGGTGTTTTAACTGGCTTAGCAGTCGCATTTACAATTGCTTATAAGAAATCTGAAACATTTAGAAATTTTGTTAATGGCGCAATTGAAAGTGTTAAACAAACATTTAGTAATTTTATTCAATTTATTCAACCTTTCATTGATTCTGTTAAAAACATCTTTAAACAAGCGATATCAGCAATAGTTGATTTTGCTAAAGATATTTGGAATCAAATTAATGGATTTTTTAATGAAAACGGTACGTCGATAGTGCAAGCTTTACAAAATATATTTAATTTTATTAAGGCTATATTTGACGGTATATTAAACTTCATTATTAAACCAATCATGTTTGCGATTTGGCAAGTGATGCAATTTATTTGGCCGGCGGTTAAAGCCTTGATTGTCAGTACTTGGGAGAATATAAAAGGAGTAATACAAGGTGCTTTAAATATAATACTTGGCTTTATTAAGTTCTTTTCAAGTTTATTCACTGGTAATTGGCGAGGTGTTTGGGACGGTATTGTGATGATACTAAAAGGCACTGTGCAGTTAATTTGGAATTTAATACAACTGTGGTTTGTAGGTAAGATTCTAGGTGTTGTTAGATACTTTGGTGGATTGCTTAAAGGTTTAATATCCGGTATCTGGGGTGTTATCAAAGGTATTTTCACAAAATCATTATCTGCAATTTGGAATGCAACTAAAAGTATTTTTGGTTTCTTATACAATAGTGTTAAATCTATTTTCACTAATATGAAAAACTGGTTATCTAGTACGTGGAATAATATCAAAAGCAATACCGTCGGCAAGGCTCATTCGTTATTTACGGGTGTAAGGTCTAAATTCACAAGTTTATGGAATGCGACGAAAGATATATTTACTAAATTAAGAAATTGGATGTCAAACATCTGGAGCTCTATTAAAGATAACACGGTAGGTATAGCTGGTCGTTTGTGGGATAAAGTACGTAATATCTTCGGAAACATGCGTGACGGTTTAAAATCTATCATTGGTAAAATTAAAGATCATATCGGCGGTATGGTAGATGCTATTAAAAAAGGACTTAATAAATTAATTGAAGGCTTAAACTGGGTCGGTGGTAAGTTAGGTATGGATGAAATACCTAGGTTACACACTGGTACAGAGCACACACATACTACTACAAGATTAGTTAAGAACGGTAAGATTGCACGTGATACATTCGCTACAGTTGGGGATAAAGGACGTGGAAATGGTCCAAATGGTTTTAGAAATGAAATGATTGAATTCCCTAATGGTAAACGTGTAATCACACCTAATACAGACACTACTGCTTATTTACCTAAAGGCTCAAAAGTATACAACGGTGCACAAACTTATTCAATGTTAAACGGAACGCTTCCGAGATTTCATTTCGGTACTACTATGTGGAAAGATATTAAATCTAGTGCATCATCGGCATTTAACTGGACAAAAGATCAAATAGGTAAAGGTACCAAATGGCTTGGCGATAAAGTTGGCGATGTTTTAGATTTTATGGAAAATCCAGGCAAACTTTTAAATTATATACTTGAAGCTTTTGGAATTGATTTCAATTCTTTAACTAAAGGTATGGGAATTGCAGGAGACATAACAAAAGCTGCATGGTCTAAGATTAAGAAAAGTGCTACTGATTGGATAAAAGAAAATTTAGAAGCTATGGGCGGTGGCGATTTAGTCGGTGGAATATTAGACCCTGACAAAATTAATTATCATTATGGACGTACCGCAGCTTATACCGCTGCAACTGGAAGACCATTTCATGAAGGTGTCGATTTTCCATTTGTATATCAAGAAGTTAGAACGCCGATGGGTGGCAGACTTACAAGAATGCCATTTATGTCTGGTGGTTATGGTAATTATGTAAAAATTACTAGTGGAGTTATCGATATGCTATTTGCGCATTTGAAAAACTTTAGCAAATCACCACCTAGTGGCACGATGGTAAAGCCCGGTGATGTTGTTGGTTTAACTGGTAATACCGGATTTAGTACAGGACCACATTTACATTTTGAAATGAGGAGAAATGGACGACATTTTGACCCTGAACCATATTTAAGGAATGCTAAGAAAAAAGGTAGGTTATCAATTGGTGGCGGTGGCGCTACTTCTGGAAGTGGTGCAACTTATGCCAGCCGAGTAATCCGACAAGCACAAAGTATTTTAGGAGGACGTTATAAAGGTAAGTGGATTCATGACCAGATGATGCGAGTTGCAAAGCGCGAAAGTAACTATCAATCAAATGCAGTGAATAATTGGGACATTAATGCTCAAAGAGGAGACCCGTCTAGAGGATTATTCCAAATTATCGGCTCAACTTTTAGAGCTAACGCTAAACGAGGGTACACTAATTATAATAATCCAGTACATCAAGGTATCTCAGCAATGCAGTACATTGTTAGACGATATGGTTGGGGTGGTTTTAAACGTGCTGGTGATTACGCATATGCTACAGGTGGAAAAGTTTTTGATGGTTGGTATAACTTAGGTGAAGACGGTCATCCAGAATGGATTATTCCAACAGATCCAGCTCGTAAAAATGATGCAATGAAGATGTTGCATTATGCAGCAGCAGAAGTAAGAGGGAGAAAAGCGAGTAAAAATAAGCGTCCTAGTCAATTGTCTAATGTAAATGGGTTTGATGACCCAAGCTTATTATTGAAAATGATTGAACAACAGCAACAACAAATAGCTTTATTACTGAAAATAGCGCAATCCAACGATGTGATTGCAGATAAAGATTATCAGCCGATTATTGACGAATACGCTTTTGATAAAAAGGTGAACGCGTCTATAGAAAAGCGAGAAAGGCAAGAATCAACAAAAGTAAAGTTTAGAAAAGGAGGAATTGCTATTCAATGATAGACACTATTAAAGTGAACAACAAAACAATTCCTTGGTTGTATGTCGAAAGAGGGTTTGAAATACCCTCTTTTAATTATGTTTTAAAAACAGAAAATGTAGATGGACGTTCGGGGGCTATATATAAAGGGCGTAGGCTTGAATCTTATAGTTTTGATATACCTTTAGTGGTACGTAATGACTATTTATCTCACAACGGCATTAAAACATATGATGACGTCTTGAATGAATTAGTAAAGTTTTTTAACTACGAGGAACAAGTTAAATTACAATTCAAATCTAAAGATTGGTACTGGAACGCTTATTTTGAAGGACCAATAAAGCTGCACAAAGAATTTACAATACCTGTTAAGTTCACTATCAAAGTAGTACTAACAGACCCTTACAAATATTCAGTAACAGGAAATAAAAATACTGCGATTTCAGACCAAGTTTCAGTTGTAAATAGTGGGACTGCTGACACTCCTTTAATTGTTGAAGCCCGAGCAATTAAACCATCTAGTTACTTTATGATCACTAAAAATGATGAAGATTATTTTATGGTTGGTGATGATGAGGTAACCAAAGAAGTTAAGGATTACATGCCTCCTGTTTATCATAGTGAGTTTCGTGATTTCAAAGGTTGGACTAAGATGATTACTGAAGATATTCCAAGTAATGACTTAGGTGGTAAGGTCGGCGGTGACTTTGTGATATCCAATCTTGGCGAGGGATATAAAGCAACTAATTTTCCTGATGCAAAAGGTTGGGTTGGTGCTGGCACGAAACGAGGGCTCCCTAAAGCGATGACAGATTTTCAAATTACCTATAAATGTATTGTTGAACAAAAAGGTAAAGGTGCCGGAAGAACAGCACAACATATTTATGATAGTGATGGTAAGTTACTTGCTTCTATTGGTTATGAAAATAAATATCATGATAGAAAAATAGGACATATTGTTGTTACGTTGTATAACCAAAAAGGAGACCCCAAAAAGATATACGACTATCAGAATAAACCGATAATGTATAACTTGGACAGAATCGTTGTTTATATGCGGCTCAGAAGAGTAGGTAATAAATTTTCTATTAAAACTTGGAAATTTGATCACATTAAAGACCCAGATAGACGTAAACCTATTGATATGGATGAGAAAGAGTGGATAGATGGCGGTAAGTTTTATCAGCGTCCAGCTTCTATCATAGCTATCTATAGTGCGAAGTATAACGGTTATAAGTGGATGGAGATGAATGGATTAGGTTCATTCAATACGGAGATTCTACCGAAACCGAAAGGCGCAAGGGATGTCATTATACAAAAAGGTGATTTAGTGAAAATAGATATGCAAGCAAAAAGTGTTGTCATCAATGAGGAACCAATGTTGAGCGAGAAATCGTTTGGAAGTAATTATTTCAATGTTGATTCTGGGTACAGTGAATTAATCATACAACCTGAAAACGTCTTTGATACGACGGTTAAATGGCAAGATAGATATTTATAGAAAGGAGATGAGAGTGTGATACATGTTTTAGATTTTAACGACAAGATTATAGATTTCCTTTCTACTGATGATCCTTCCTTAGTTAGAGCGATTCATAAACGTAATGTTAATGACAATTCAGAAATGCTTGAACTGCTCATATCATCAGAAAGAGCTGAAAAGTTCCGTGAACGACATCGTGTTATTATAAGGGATTCAAACAAACAATGGCGTGAATTTATTATTAACTGGGTTCAAGATACGATGGACGGCTACACAGAGATAGAATGTATAGCGTCTTATCTTGCTGATATAACAACAGCTAAACCGTATGCACCAGGCAAATTTGAGAAAAAGACAACTTCAGAAGCATTGAAAGATGTGTTGAGCGATACAGGTTGGGAAGTTTCTGAACAAACCGAATACGATGGCTTACGTACTACGTCATGGACTTCTTATCAAACTAGATATGAAGTTTTAAAGCAATTATGTACAATCTATAAAATGGCATTGGATTTTTATATAGAGCTTAGTTCTAATACCGTCAAAGGTAGATATGTGGTACTCAAAAAGAAAAACAGCTTATTCAAAGGTAAAGAAATTGAGTATGGTAAAGATTTGGTTGGGTTAACTAGGAAGATTGATATGTCAGAAATCAAAACAGCATTAATTGCTGTGGGACCCGAAAACGACAAAGGAAAGCGTTTAGAGTTAGTTGTGACAGATGACGAAGCACAAAGCCAATTCAACTTACCTACCCGTTATATTTGGGGAATATACGAACCTCAATCAGATGATCAAAATATGAATGAAACACGGTTGCGTTCTTTAGCCAAAACAGAGTTAAATAAACGTAAGTCGGCAGTTATGTCATATGAGATTACTTCTACTGATTTGGAAGTTACGTATCCGCACGAGATTATATCAATTGGTGATACAGTCAGAGTAAAACATAGAGATTTTAACCCGCCATTGTATGTAGAGGCAGAAGTTATTGCCGAAGAATATAACATAATTTCAGAAAATAGCACATATACATTCGGTCAACCTAAAGAGTTCAAAGAATTAGAATTACGAGAAGAGTTTAACAAGCGATTGAACATAATACATCAAAAGTTAAACGATAATATTAGCAATATCAACACTATAGTAAAAGATGTTGTAGATAGTGAATTAGAATACTTTGAACGCAAAATACACAAAAGTGATACACCGCCAGAAAATCCAGTCAATGATATGCTTTGGTATGATACAAGTAACCCTGATGTTGCTGTCTTGCGTAGATATTGGAATGGTCGATGGATTGAAGAAACACCAAATGATGTTGAAAAATTAGGTGGTATAACAAGAGAGAAAGCGCTATTCAGTGAATTAAACAATATATTTATTAATTTATCTATACAACACGCTAGTCTTTTGTCAGAAGCTACAGAATTACTGAATAGCGAGTACTTAGTAGATAATGATTTGAAAGCGGACTTACAAGCAAGTTTAGACGCTGTGATTGATGTTTATAATCAAATTAAAAATAATTTAGAATCTATGACACCCGAAACTGCAACGATTGGTCGGTTGGTAGATACAAAAACTTTATTTCTTGAGTATAGAAAGAAATTACAAGATGTTTATACAGATGTAGAAGATGTCAAAATCGCCATTTCAGATAGATTTAAATTATTACAGTCACAATACACTGATGAAAAATATAAAGAAGCGTTGGAAATAATAGCAACAAAATTTGGTTTAACGGTGAATGAAGATTTGCAGTTAGTCGGAGAACCTAATGTTGTTAAATCAGCTATTGAAGCAGCTAGAGAATCCACAAAAGAACAATTACGTGACTATGTAAAAACATCGGACTATAAAACAGACAAAGACGGTATTGTTGAACGTTTAGATACTGCTGAAGCTGAGAGAACGACTTTAAAAGGTGAAATCAAAGATAAAGTTACGTTAAACGAATATCGAAACGGATTGGAAGAACAAAAACAATATACTGATGACCAGTTAAGTGATTTGTCCAATAATCCTGAGATTAAAGCAAGTATTGAACAAGCAAATCAAGAAGCGCAAGAAGCTTTAAAATCATACATTGATGCTCAAGATGATCTTAAAGAGAAGGAATCGCAAGCGTATGCTGATGGTAAAATTTCGGAAGAAGAGCAACGCGCTATACAAGATGCTCAAGCTAAACTTGAAGAGGCAAAACAAAACGCAGAACTAAAGGCTAGAAACGCTGAAAAGAAAGCTAATGTTTATACAGACAACAAGGTCAAAGAAAGCACAGATGCACAGAGGAAAACATTGACTCGCTATGGTTCTCAAATTATACAAAATGGTAAGGAAATCAAATTAAGAACTACTAAAGAAGAGTTTAATGCAACCAATCGTACACTTTCAAATATATTAAACGAGATTGTCCAAAACGTTACAGATGGAACAACAATCAGATATGATGATAACGGAGTGGCTCAAGCTTTAAATGTGGGGCCACGTGGTATTAGATTAAATGCTGATAAAATTGATATTAACGGTAATAGAGAAATAAACCTTCTTATCCAAAATATGCGAGATAAAGTAGATAAAACCGATATTGTCAACAGCCTTAATTTATCAAGAGAGGGTCTTGATATCAATGTTAATAGAATTGGAATTAAAGGCGGTAACAATAACAGATATGTTCAAATACAGAATGATTCTATTGAACTAGGTGGTATTGTGCAACGAACTTGGAAAGGCAAACGATCAACCGATGATATATTCACACGTCTTAAAGATGGACATCTAAGGTTTAGAAATAATACCGCAGGCGGTTCACTTTATATGTCACATTTTGGTATTTCAACATATATTGATGGAGAAGGCGAAGACGGAGGTTCATCCGGTACTATTCAATGGTGGGATAAAACTTACAGTGATAGCGGTATGAATGGCATAACAATCAATTCCTATGGTGGTGTCGTTGCACTAACGTCAGATAATAATCGGGTTGTTCTGGAGTCTTACGCTTCATCGAATATCAAAAGCAAACAGGCACCGGTGTATTTATATCCAAACACAGACAAAGTGCCTGGATTAAACCGATTTGCATTCACGCTGTCTAATGCAGATAATGCTTATTCGAGTGACGGTTATATTATGTTTGGTTCTGATGAGAACTATGATTACGGTGCTGGTATCAGGTTTTCTAAAGAAAGAAATAAAGGTCTTGTTCAAATTGTTAATGGACGATATGCAACAGGTGGAGATACAACAATCGAAGCAGGGTATGGCAAATTTAATATGCTGAAACGACGTGATGGTAATAGGTATATTCATATACAGAGTACAGACCTACTGTCTGTAGGTTCAGATGATGCAGGAGATAGGATAGCTTCTAACTCAATTTATAGACGTACTTATTCGGCCGCAGCTAATTTGCATATTACTTCTGCTGGCACAATTGGGCGTTCGACATCAGCGCGTAAATACAAGTTATCTATCGAAAATCAATATAACGATAGAGATGAACAACTGGAACATTCAAAAGCTATTCTTAACTTACCTATTAGAACGTGGTTTGATAAAGCTGAGTCTGAAATTTTAGCTAGAGAGCTGAGAGAAGATAGAAAATTATCGGAAGACACCTATAAACTTGATAGATACGTAGGTTTGATTGCTGAAGAGGTGGAGAATTTAGGATTAAAAGAGTTTGTCACGTATGATGACAAAGGAGAAATTGAAGGTATAGCGTATGATCGTCTATGGATTCATCTTATCCCTGTTATCAAAGAACAACAACTAAGAATCAAGAAATTGGAGGAGTCAAAGAATGCAGGATAACAAACAAGGATTACAAGCTAATCCTGAATATACAATTCATTATTTATCACAGGAAATTATGAGGTTAACACAAGAAAACGCGATGTTAAAAGCGTATATACAAGAAAATAAAGAAAATCAACAATGTGCTGAGGAAGAGTAATCTTTAGCACTATTTTTATACAAAAATTTAAGGAGGTCATTTAATTATGGCAAAAGAAATTATCAACAATACAGAAAGGTTTATTTTAGTACAAATCGACAAAGAAGGTACAGAACGTGTAGTATATCAAGATTTCACAGGAAGTTTTACAACTTCTGAAATGGTTAACCATGCTCAAGATTTTAAATCTGAAGAAAACGCTAAGAAAATTGCGGAGACGTTAAATTTGTTATATCAATTAACTAACAAAAAACAACGTGTGAAAGTAGTTAAAGAAGTAGTTGAAAGATCAGATTTATCTCCAGAGGTAACAGTTAACACTGAAACAGTATGAAAAGCTATGAGTTAGATACTCATAATCTTTATTCTTTTAGAAAGCGGGTGTACTGAATTGGGGTGGTTCAAAAAACACGAACATGAATGGCGCATCAGAAGGTTAGAAGAGAATGATAAAACAATGCTCAGCACACTCAACGAAATTAAATTAGGTCAAAAAACCCAAGAGCAAGTTAACATTAAATTAGATAAAACCTTAGATGCTATTCAAAAAGAAAGAGAAATAGATGAAAAGAATAAGAAAGAAAATGATAAGAACATACGTGATATGAAAATGTGGGTGCTTGGTTTAGTTGGGACAATATTTGGGTCGCTAATTATAGCATTATTGCGTATGCTTATGGGCATATAAGAGAGGTGAATAAAATGTTTAAACTAATCTTTGGTTATAGTTTCTGGACATGTTTTTGGTTCGGTAAATGTAAATAAGTTTTAGTCAGTGCTTCGGTACTGACTTTTTATTTATTGTTGTAATTATGGTAATATGCAGAAGTGAGCAAGTTGGATAGATGGTGGCTATCTGAGTATAAGGAGGTGGTGCCTATGGTGGCATTACTGAAATCTTTAGAAAGGAGACGCCTTTGTGGTATCTATTGTGGATGCACTAAATTTGATGTTTAGTTTCGGTATGTTTATCGTTACTTTACTTGGTTTAGTCATCGCAATTGTTAAATTAAATCACAAAAAATAACCATCTCAACTTTGACAGGCTTTGATGGTTATTTATTAATCATATAAAAGAGGTCACCGTCTTTTTAACGGGCTCACTAGGGTGACATGTTTCCGCATGTTGCCCTTTTTCTATATATAAATTAACACATCATAATATAAATATCAAATAGACGGCTTATTAGTCGTCTTTTTATTTTGGATAAAAGGAGTAAACAAATGGAAGCAAAAGTAATAACAAGATATATTGTATTAATTTTAGCATTAGTCAATCAGTTTTTAGCGAATAAAGGTATAAGTCCGATACCAGTAGATGAAGAAAGTGTTTCATCGATTATCTTAACAGTTATTGCTTTATACACTACGTATAAAGACAATCCAACATCACAAGAAGGACGTTGGGCGAATCAAAAATTAAAGAAATATAAAGCTGAAAGTAAATATAGAAAAGCAACAGGTCAAGCACCTGTCAAAGAAGTAATAGCACCTACAAATATGAACGATACAAATGATTTAGGGTAGGTGATGATTTATGTTAATGACAAAAAATCAAGCAGAAAAATGGTTTGACAATTCATTAGGGAAACAATTTAACCTAGATGGTTGGTATGGATTTCAGTGTTATGATTACGCCAATATGTTCTTTATGTTAGCGACAGGTGAAAGGTTACAAGGTTTATATGCTTATAATATCCCGTTTGATAATAAAACGAAGATTGAAAAATATGGTCAAATAATTAAAAACTATGACAGTTTTTTACCACAAAAGTTGGACATTGTTGTTTTTCCGTCGAAGTATGGAGGCGGAGCTGGACATGTTGAAATTGTTGAGAGTGCAAATTTAAATACTTTCACATCATTTGGTCAAAACTGGAACGGTAAAGGTTGGACCAATGGTGTTGCGCAACCAGGTTGGGGTCCTGAAACTGTGACAAGGCATGTTCATTATTATGATAATCCAATGTATTTTATTAGATTAAACTTCCCTAATAGTTTAAGCGTTGGCGATAAAGCTAAAGGTATTATCAAGCAAGTGACCACAAAGAAAGAGGCGGTAATTAAACCTAAAAAAATTATGCTTGTATCTGGTCATGGTTATAACGATTCCGGAGCAGTAGGAAATGGAACAAACGAACGCGATTTTATCCGTAAATATATAACGCCTAATATCGCTAAGTATTTAAGACATGCAGGTCATGAAGTTGCATTATATGGTGGTTCGAGTCAATCACAAGACATGTATCAAGATACTGCATACGGTGTTAATGTAGGTAATAAAAAAGACTATGGCTTATATTGGGTTAAATCACAGGGGTACGATATTGTACTAGAGATACATTTAGATGCAGCAGGAGAAAGCGCAAGTGGCGGGCATGTTATTATCTCAAGTCAATTCAATGCAGATACAATTGATAATAGTATACAAGATGTTATTAAAAATAATTTAGGACAAATCAGAGGTGTTACACCTCGTAATGATTTATTAAATGTTAATGTATCAGCTGAAATAAATATCAATTATCGCTTATCTGAATTAGGTTTTATTACTAATAAAAAAGATATGGATTGGATTAAGAAAAATTATGACTTGTATTCTAAATTAATAGCCGGTGCGATTCATGGTAAGCCTATTGGTGGTGTGGTAGCTAGTAAGGTTAAAACACCAGTTAAAAACGAAAAAAATCCACCAGTGCCAGCAGGTTATACGTTAGATAGCAATGGTGTACCATACAAAAAAGAACAAGGCAATTACACGGTGGCTAATGTTAAAGGTAATAATGTAAGAGAAGGTTATTCAACCAATTCAAGAATCACAGGTATATTACCTAATAACACTACAATCAAGTATGACGGTGCATATTGTATCAATGGCTATAGATGGATTACTTATATAGCCAATAGTGGACAACGTCGTTATATTGCCACAGGAGAGGTAGACAAAGCAGGCAATCGAATGAGTAGTTTTGGTAAGTTTAGCTTTTTATAACGCCTAGTTACTTTTTTATAAATATAGTTGAGTATTTTGGTTCTCTTCTTTTTTATTTGCATCTTATGTAAAAAGTATGATATAATTTAGTCAGAAGTAGATTAAACTTTTCTCTCTAAGTTTAGATAATAAGCAAAAGATAAGTATTTTGATACTTGTCTTTTTTTTATTTTAATTATATCTAACAATTCTAAAAGTGTTCTTATAAACTTCACGTATAATAAGTATACGGATTATGTGTTTTAAAGTGGTTATAACATGTTTGTTTAATAAATTATAAAAAATAAATGAAATAATAATTATTTCTGTGTATAATCAGATAATAAAGAATAAGGAGAGAAGTCAATGACAAATACAAAGAAATCTATATTTTATTTTATTATCTTTTCAATATTACTTGCGTTGATGGCTTTAATTGGATCGGTTTTACCTTTTAGTGATTATACAAATAATCTAATTGGACAATCTATTGTAACGATGAGTCTTTTAATTTATCTTGTTAAAGATGGTAAGTATAATAATTTGCAGATTAATCTTAAAAATATTCATATAGGCTTTATTATAGGTATTTACATACTTTTAATGGCAGTATTAAATTTGTTGTCAGGAGCAGAAACTATTTTGACTATCAATTATAGTTTCATAATTGTGATTAGTTTAATATTAACAAACTTAATGGTAGCTCTTTTTGAAGAAGTTGTGTGTAGAGGAATAATTTTTAATGAGTTTTTAAAGAACAATACTCCTCTAAAGGCTGGCTTGCTTTCTTCTGCTATATTCGCTTTGGCGCATTTTTTAAACATTACTCACAATCCTGACTTTTTGGGAGTGTTCACACAAGTAGTATATACTTTCTTTTTAGGAATGATTTTTGCAGCGATTTATTATTACACTAAAAACTTGTTAACTGCTATTTTACTGCATTTTATTTTAGATTTAACCAGTGGGTTTTATGAGCTAAAACCAGTTAAGGTTGCCTCAGATAGTATGACAACTACTGTTAATGATATGTTCGTCACTATTCTTATATCTTTACCTTGCTTATTGATTGGGTATTACTTACTTAAAAAGAAAAGCTCAAAATAGTTTTGATGATTTGGATTCATTTTAACTAAATTTTATACCTCGCTATCTGCTGAATGTATTATTACATTTAGTTATTATATAATTGGGAAGGGCAACGATATTACTTGCCGATTAGAACATGAGATGGTTCGGCCCCGTCTAACCAGATATTAGGTGACTTATGGGGAGAAATCAGTTAGAATGACATAGTCATGTCCTTTTAAGCAGGTGTGTTACACACCTGCTTTTTTGTTTACATTTATAATAAGATGTGATATTCTTTTAATAGAATTTTATTTAACATTACTCTCTCAAGTTGAAATCGTGAGCAGTAGGCAGGTACTTCGGTACTTGCCTATTTTTTATGTTATAATGTAATTACATTACCAGTAACCAATCTGGCTTAAAACTACATTTCCGGTAGCCAATCCGGCTATGCAGAGGACTTACTTGCGTAAAGCAGTAAGGAGCTGACTGCATATTTAAACCACCCATACTAGTTACTGGGTGATTTTTATGTTATAATATAAATGTGAAATGGTCATTCTTGAAATGACTCGGTCGCTACTGGCACAGACCGTCTAAAGTGTCATCGCTACATGAACTGAGAATTCATATGACGTTGCTGACGAGCGACAAAGCTCTGTGTTCCTGAATGGGAGTAGGTTTGTGTGGTGGTATAATTTAGTAACAGCATAGACTGTCTATAGCAAGGTTGCCGAAGAGATTCTAAACGTATTTATAAATACGTGGTCCTTGCTAGATAACCGCATCTTAACCGGTGCGGTTATTTTTTATGCAAAAAATTTTACGAAAAGCTATAGACTTATGACAATTGTCATGATATTATTTATACATAAGGAAAATACAGGGAAGGAATAAAAATGAAAAAAATATATGAAGAAACTAAAGAATGGTATCAAGATAATAGCGAATGGTTCATGGATATGGGTGAAGTGTTTAAATTCGAAAATTCTGATAAAAGTCATTACGTTTATTCTAAAGATAACGGACACACTATATTCATCGAAACTTATGAAAAAGGTGGCTCTTTCGTAGGAGCAGGTGGTAATTTACCAGCGCTTTCATGGGTTAAAAGACATATCAAAGAAATGGAAAACGAATAATGAGAGAAGAAATAAACAAACTATTAAACTGTGATTTATCTAGTAATCATATTGCAACTGAAACAGGTGTACAACAGAGCACTATATATCGCTTAAGAACCGGCGAACGTTCTCTTGATAATTTGGGGTTAAAGCAGTGTGAAAAGCTATACAAATACGCTAAAAAGGTTTTGTAATACAAATATAAACATAAAATAGTGAGGTAATATGTATGAATAAAAAACTGGTATAGATCAACTTTTGCGAAAAGAAAATGAAATATTAAATAGGCTATAAACCAACAAAACCACACCACCTATTAATTTAGGAGTGTGGTTATTTTAATATATGAAGCTAAAATAACTACAAATGATACCATTTTTGATACCAAAAAATAATAATCTCAAAATTTCAAGAGAAATAACTTTACTTTAAATCGCATTAAATCAACGTTTCTATAAAAATAAGTCCTTAAAAATTAGTTTTTTCAATCGAAATGGAAGGTAGTATTGGATAGCTTTAAACCGCGTTGTTAAGCCATTCTTAACTGTCGAAAACGGTTATTGATACCATTTTGATACTGAATATAACAAAAAGCCACATTACTGTGGCTTTTTTTGTTTTATAACTAAATCGGATTGATAGATAAGCTTTGTACTTATTTATATCAGTCCGATTTTTTGATTGGTGTAAAAAATAATCATTGATGGTAGATAAAGCGACAACATAAATACAACATGATTGTGGCATTAGAGTGCTGGTCTTTATTAAATTAATTGAAAACTACATCAAATATCCTTTAAAGATAATTCGATAATAGTTCGATTAAGTTTCGTTGTATAAGTGAGTTAAAATAAGAAAACTATTAATAAAATTAAGTTCACTACAGATGTTGCTAATGGACCGTAAGTTTTAAAGACATCATTACTTTTATAACCAACAATCGCATCTAAAAATTGAACTAAAATCATTGCAATGGATATAGTTATCAAAAATATAGCACTATGAATGACTAAAGAAAAAATAGCTAATAAAAATAAAGGTAAGCTTCGACTAAGTGCATAATATGCATTTATATTATGGCTAGATGCACATGCTTGAATTGAATAACCTAAACTTACACTGGCACTAATGATTGTAAATATTGCTAAAACAAAATACATGTTAATCCTTCTTTCTATATTTGAATATCTGTAAACAAGTACTTGTCTAAAGATATTTAAAAGATGATTAGAATAAATTTATGAGAAACTTGTTGTTATCATTATAGCGGTTTCAAATCATTATAACTCTGTCATAAACTGAATTTGTTGAAATTTTTCATTATGTAAATTTATTCGTAACAATCAGGTCGAACTATAGCATCATTTTACTAATGAATGCATTAAAGTAACTATGATTAAAAATGCATATTAATTATCATTATTAAGTCTATTATATATAATGAATTTTAACTGGTTTATTAAACGAGAACGTCGGGAATTAGGTAACTACAATAAAAATAAGATATGACAATAAGGAGACTACACGCGTGATCATTGCCATAATTATATTGATATTTATTTCGTTTTTCTTTTCAGGAAGCGAGACGGCATTAACGGCTGCCAATAAAACAAAATTTAAAACTGAAGCTGACAAAGGTGATAAAAAAGCAAAAGGCATTGTAAAGTTACTTGAAAAACCAAGTGAGTTTATTACAACGATTCTAATTGGGAATAATGTCGCGAATATTTTATTACCAACACTTGTTACAATTATGGCTTTACGTTGGGGGATTAGCGTTGGGATTGCATCAGCTGTTTTAACAGTTGTTATCATTTTGATTTCCGAAGTGATTCCCAAGTCTGTCGCTGCAACATTTCCAGATAAAATAACAAGGCTTGTATATCCAATTATTAATATTTGTGTAATTGTGTTCCGTCCTATCACATTACTTTTAAATAAGTTGACGGACAGTATTAATCGATGTTTATCTAAGGGCCAACCTCAAGAACATCAATTTTCAAAAGAAGAATTTAAAACAATGTTAGCAATTGCTGGACATGAAGGTGCTTTAAATGAAATTGAGACGAGTAGGTTGGAAGGTGTCATTAATTTTGAAAATTTAAAAGTAAAAGATGTTGATACAACACCTAGAATTAATGTGACGGCATTTGCTTCAAATGCGACATACGAAGAAGTTTATGAAACGGTTATGAATAAGCCATACACTAGGTATCCAGTGTACGAGGGAGATATTGATAACATTATTGGAGTGTTTCATTCTAAATATCTGTTGGCTTGGAGTAATAAAAAAGAAGATCAAATTACAAACTATTCAGCTAAGCCATTATTTGTGAATGAACACAATAAAGCTGAATGGGTATTACGTAAGATGACTATTTCTAGAAAACATTTAGCAATTGTGTTGGACGAATTTGGTGGTACTGAAGCGATAGTGTCACATGAAGACTTAATCGAAGAATTATTAGGTATGGAAATTGAAGATGAGATGGATAAAAAGGAAAAAGAAAAACTTTCTCAACAGCAAATTCAATTTCAACAACGGAAAAATCGCAACGTATCTATATAAGGAGCAAACAGCTATGTGGAATAAGAATCGACTTACTCAAATGTTAAGTATTGAATTTCCAATTATACAAGCAGGTATGGCAGGAAGTACGACACCGAAATTAGTTGCATCAGTAAGTAACAGTGGTGGATTAGGCACAATAGGCGCAGGTTACTTTAATACGCAGCAATTAGAAGACGAAATAGATTATGTACGCCAATTAACGTCAAATTCTTTTGGTGTAAACGTCTTTGTACCAAGTCAACAATCATATACCAGTAATCAAATTGAAAATATGAATGCATGGCTAAAACCTTATCGACGCGCATTACATTTAGAAGAGCCGGTTGTAAAAATTACCGAAGAACAACAATTTAAGTGTCATATTGATACGATAATTAAAAAGCAAGTGCCTGTATGTTGTTTTACTTTTGGAATTCCAAATGAATCTATTATAAAAAGATTGAAAGAAGCAAACATTAAGCTAATAGGTACAGCAACAAGTGTTGATGAGGCTATTGCGAATGAAAAAGCAGGTATGGATGCTATCGTTGCTCAAGGTAGTGAAGCAGGTGGACATCGTGGTTCATTTTTAAAACCTAAAAATCAATTACCTATGGTTGGAACAATATCTTTAGTGCCACAAATTGTAGATGTCGTTTCAATTCCGGTCATTGCCGCTGGTGGAATTATGGACGGTAGAGGAGTTTTGGCAAGTATTGTCTTAGGTGCAGAAGGGGTACAAATGGGCACCGCATTTTTAACATCACAAGATAGTAATGCATCAGAACTACTGCGAGATGCAATTATAAATAGTAAAGAAACAGATACAGTCATTACAAAAGCGTTTAGTGGAAAGCTTGCACGCGGTATCAACAATAGGTTTATCGAAGAAATGTCCCAATACGAAGGCGATATCCCAGATTATCCAATACAAAATGAGCTAACAAGTAGCATAAGAAAAGCCGCAGCAAACATCGGCGACAAAGAGTTAACACATATGTGGAGTGGACAAAGCCCGCGACTAGCAACAACGCATCCCGCCAACACCATCATGTCCAATATAATCAATCAAATTAATCAAATCATGCAATATAAATAATCGACCGCAATCCACAAAAGCACAAGCACCCCCAAACATTATTTTAGTGCTTGCCATTTTTGTGGATTGCGTTTCTATTTTACCAATCTAATCAAACGAAATTATCGAGCTGAAGGTCACCGAAATGATTATAATCAAACGAAATTATCGAGCTAAAGTTCACTGAAATGTTTATGATCAAACGAAATTATCGAGCTAAAGTTC